AGGGTGCCTCCGTTCGCGACTTTTTTGACGGCTGCGGCGACCAGCTTTTGCGCCTTCGGTCGTGTTTTCTGGGCAGCGGGGCGCATGTAGGGGCGTTCTGCCATCTTAGACGTGCCGAACTCCAAATCTGCACTGTATTCAGCATTTGACGATGTTTCAGCGGTCAGTGGACCGGTTTTCGCGTTCTCGATCTTATCCGACAGATTGTGCGTGTCCGCGTTCGGTGGTTCGCCCGGCGCGCTGGGTACATGGTTCTTGCCAGAAACCGCGCCTGTCGTGATGCTGATTTGCGCCTCAACCTTCAGTAGATCAGACGCGACATAAATCGCCTTCCCGACCTCGCGCACCATCTCCGGCCCTCGGATGCGCTTGAGCCGCGCTTTGTGCGCCTTGCCGCCCGTAATCTTCACCATCAGCTCGCACTTTCATCAGGATCACCGCCATCAGGCACAGCGGCCAGACGCCCGCGACAAATCCAGTGCGACGAGGCGGCGTCCAGATCGGCGCTTTGCACCATCCACCGCCTGCCAGCCCCGTCGCTGATCTCCATGTCGGTCGTGATCGCGGCCCCCAGCCCATGCGCCAGCACGATCAACATCACATCGCCTTCGATGTAGCCCGGAGATTGCTTCATCGACCACGAGCATGCATCCCGCTGCACCTTGATCGGCAGGCTCACTCCGCCGGAATAGCCGACGATGTTGCCGGACTGGTCATAGACCGGGTTCGTCCCATCGCGATGCAATGTGCCATCGAGATACAGGCCCGAAAGCGCCGCACCGAAGATTGAGGCTATGCCACCATCAAGAAATCCCATGCGTCACCTCACCAGATCGGCCCGGAGCGGTAAAAGCCGCCCGCGCAGGGGATGGTGCCGGTTCCCGTCACACGCGGCCCGGCAACACACACCTTGAGCATCGGCCAAACGCGCTGACCATAGGACGTTGCCGCCCATTCCCCGCCGTCGCTGGAACTCGCGTCGTCGGCCCGCTCAAGCTCGATCGTGCCAGACTTGATGCGCCGGAAGCCGGACGCACCTTGCGCCGCCATCTCGCTTTCCGCGCCTGCGCCGATCCCGGCGAGCGTCAGATAATGCGCCGTCGCCAGCATCGTCGCGAGGTCCATTTGTGGACCGAGGCAGGCTTCCATCGGCTCAGTCACAAGCGCCGCCTGCGCCGACCAGAATGCATATGCGTCATCCGTCACAGTCGCGAAGGCTGGAAAGATCGCGATGAAATCGGCCTTGGAGGGCGGGGTATAGGTCACGTCAGATCACCAGATAGCATTTGGTCGGCCCGCTCATCGCTGTGATCTTGAGCGGGATAACCGGCAGGCAAGCGAGGCCGACGACAGGAAAGGCGGCGATGGTCGTACCATCCTGATTGGTCAGGTCTGCCGTCCCGTCATCGTCGAAAATGACGGCGCGGGTTTCGGGCGGGATAGTGTCGCTCCCCGGCGTCCATTCTATAATCTTCGAGCCGAATTGGTAGGGATTCGTCTCGCGATTGATTGCGAATTTGTCAGCCATCACGCCACCTTCCTTTTCCTGAATCTCATGTCCGCCTCATCCCATTCGTCGTTGGGGCGGTAGTGCATCCCGATCCATCCGTTTTCAGCCAAGTCCCACGGTTTCGGGTTGCCGGGGAAGAACATCAGCCGCCATGACGGAGCCAGATGGTTGCGCCGTGACCCCCACCAGACGACGCCGTCCTCAGCTCCCCAAGTGGCCTCGCCCCAGCCAAGCACATGGCTGATCCACGCTTGATCCGATCCGAGATATTGCTTGCCAGCCTCGATGGCGCGCTCCGGGGTGAACTCGGTATAGACCTTCGAGCGCGCGCCTGCGGTCATCAGCAGCATCGATCCATTGTACGGGCGCTTGTCGGTCGTCCCCCGATACATGATGAAATCGTCTTTGCGATCGAACAGCGGGTCGAGCGGTTCAGCAATAACGCAATCAAGATCCATCGAGACGAACCGTTCGCCCAGCCAGTCGCCCGCATCCGGCGCGAACATCGATATCCGGCGCAGGCATTGCGGGAGGCCGCGATCCTCGCCCCATGTCGGCAGGCGCACATCGTCGAACTCGCGGGGCGGTCGGATTACCTCGACGCCCTCGATGCTGATATCCTCATGCGTGAGGACCGCGAGGCGATGATCCATGGACAGATGACGCCTCACCATATCCCGCCAAATCGCGATATGATCGACGGTATAGTTTGTTCGCCCGTCTGGCTGCTTCCAGTACCACGTCGCGATGGTCAGACTCACGCCAGCATCTCCTTCAATTCTTTCATGCGGGCGTCCATCCGCTTCCCGAAATCAAAGCCAAAAGCCGCCAGATCAATGATTTTCGCCATGTCGGGCCGGTCGCTGGCAGCTTCGCGGGCGATTTCGCGCATGACCTCGCAATAGGTCAGGCGGCGCGAATGATGACCGGGGTTGATCGTATATTTCCGCTGTCCGCGCATGGACGCGAGCGCCTCGTAAAACGTCATCCTCTCCGGCACAGGGCCAAGGTTCGTGATGCCGACCTCATTCATGCTTTGCGCGGCCTTCCGCGCCGCCCCTTCGCTCTGGTCGATGCAGGCCCCGGAAGCGATCCACCGGACTTGCCATCGCCATCATGATCGAGCGGAGCAATCACCTGCACTGCCACCCCCGGCGACGCGCTGATCGCAGCGGCGTAGGCTTCGGAAAAGTCGCCGACAATGCGGCCCATCGCTGGCAAACGAAAACCCCCGTCGAGGTCGAAGGGGGAGTTGGTGAGGTTGGTAATTCGCAATTTCGGCATAGTGCGGTCCTATTGTTTTTGGGCCGCTGCCTGACCGGGATGCAGCCCCGGAGGGAAGCCCCGCCCATCACGAGACAGGCGGGGAAATCGCAGATCAGGATCCTGCGGCGGGCGGCTGGCTGATCCCATCGAGGTACCGGAAAGCCACAGTGGTCAGAACCTCGACGCCGCCAGTGCGGAAGATGCCGGGAATCGTCCAGTTGAGCGGGCCATCCTGATAGACCGGCAGGAATTGGTGCGGCATCGGCAGATGCAGCTTCACATAGTCCTGATCGTTCTTGTAGGCGACCATGCGGCCCGTTCCAGCGGCAGCGCCGACGCCAGCAGCGCCAAGTTCACGCACCGAACGGATGGTCAGCGGGCGACCAGTCGTCAGCGTGTAGATATTCGTCCGCTGCACGAAGGACAGGATCGTCTCCATCGTGGTGGCGCTGTAAGGCGTCGCCGCGATGTAGTTCAGCGCCTCGACCGGCAGCAGGATCGTGTCCGCCATCTCCGTTTCGAAGCTGGCAAGGGCGATACCCTGAAGCGCGATGTTGATATCGCGGACGATCTGCGCCGGGGTCTTGAGGCCGACGCCCGCCGAATTGACCCAGTACGTTGCGTTGCCGGTGCCATCCGCAGGCACGATGCTGGTCGTGACGCCTGCATAGTTCGTGATGCCGCCGAGGCCCTTTTCAGCCGAGCCGAAGAGGGTGATGTCATACATGAACTTGGTGTAGGCAAGACGAGCGGCGCGCGCGCGGCGATCGGGGAGGCTGGAACCGACCTGATAGGCCGTGTTCACCTCCTCGATATTATACTGGTAGCCGATAGCCGCGAGCTGGAACGTCTTGGTCTGCATGTCCTGCGACACATCAGCCAGTGGGATATCCTTCGCGTATGCCGACTGCCAGTTGGCGCGACCCGAAAGGTCAGACGTATAGGTCAGGATACCGGGCGACCAAGCGGGGCCGCTTGTATCGACATAGACGAGCCGCCCGAAATCCCAGTCGGGGAAGCGGGTTTCATAGACCGTCTGGTTGATCTTGAAGGACTGGTCCTGAATCAGCGAGAGCGCCTGTGCGTCGGTGAGCAAGCGCGCCCCGCCATTGTGACTGAAAGGTGCGTTCATGTTCTTATGCTCCTGCGCTCAGAGAGGGAATGGGACGGCGATAGCGGACGGCGCCAACCTCGCCAGCGGAGCCGCTTTCCTCGAATTGTGCGCCGGGGATCGTCAGGACGGTCGAGGATGCATTCGCGCCGGTCCAGACCTTGTTGATCACGTCGAACCGAGCCTGCGCGCCCTTGGTGACATTCGCGCCAAGCAGCACGCCAATGACGCCGACTTCGCAGATACCGACATTGTCGTACTGCTCATAATTGTCGCCCGGTCGCGGAAGGCACAGAGACGCCTCAGTGATGCCGAGGACATTCTGAGCGGCGGCGGTCAGGGCCGCGCAGCTATGCGCGCCGGTCCCCGCAATCGCCGGAACGCCGAAGCCAAGCTGGCCCGAACCTTCCTTCGTGCGAGTGATCGTGTTCCACTCTTCCATGTTGACGCGGCGGCCAACCTGAAACGCCTGAAGCGTATCGCGATACTGAATAGCCATTACTGGTTCCTCCAGGCGTTGAGGTCATCGACCGATTTGCTGAGAGCGGCGTCAGCCTGCGCGGCGGCGTCACCGACATTCACGATCCCGCCCCGGAAGGCATCGCGCACCGGATCGGCTGCTTTGGCATCCTTCGACAGCACGGCGAACGACGCGGCGATCTGATCGGCGGTCCATCCCTTCGCCTGATCGCCCATCTTCGCGTCCACGACCGCCTTCATGATCGCGTCGGCGTCGGCGTCCTCGGCGAAAGTCACGCCAAGCGCCTTGGCCTTGTCGCAGACCTGCGCATAAGCCTTCGCGGCGTCGCGCAGCTTGGCGGGCGTCAGCGCGCTATCTGCAACCTTCTGGTTGAGCGTGGCGATTTCCGCGTCCTTGGCGGCGAGGGTGGTTGCCTGTTCGGCGACCTTGGCCTGCGCGTCGGTGAGCGCCTTTGCGCTATCCGATAGTTTCGTATTCAGAGCATCGACAGCGATCCGAACGGCCTCACCGTTCGTCGCATCGACTTCGGCGTCGCCGATTCGGATTTTCATAGGGGTATCTCCGGTGGTGAGGGCGGCCAGAATGGCCGGGTTAGCGTCGCAGACGGCAAAACCATCCTTGATCGCGCATTCGGAGCCAGCGCGGCCCCGATCCACGAGAGCGACGTGATTGCCGCCCGTGATTTTGGACTGGCGCGCTTGGCAGATCGTGCCATCAGCCGCCTTGAAGTCGCCGAATTCGAGTTCGGCGGCATAGCCGTTGGAAAGTTCGCGCTTGCCGCCATCAACTTTCGCGATGGTGGCGGCGTCCGTCAGCAGCAGGTCGAACGCGAGGTAATCACCTTCGCGCATGACGCCCATGATCGTGCCGCGCGCATGATCGCGCCAGTTATCGGCGGTTACAGCGTCCTTCGGATGATCGTCGGTGACGGGCTTGCCGACGAACGACTGCGCGGCGGCAGTGTCGAAAACCGTGCTCTCATCGCGCAGGACGTTGATTAGGCCCTTGTCGCGGAGACCGTGCGTATTGTCCGGGTCAACTTCGCTGCCGAGATATTGATAGACGCCCGTTCGGGCTGCCTTGGCACGCACGGCAAGATAGCCGTCTTTCGTGCGGCGGGGGGCATCAAGTGTCAGTGCGTCGCGAAACTGCATGGGGATGGTTTGCCCCACGGCGTCGGGATGCTTCTACGGACGGTGAGCGGGCGCAAATACAGACGTGTGTCGTTTAAGCATAGGCCCGCCTCGGCCAAGCCCCGCTATGTCAGTCGATTTCATCCAGCAGCGCGATATAAGCCATTTCGCGACATCCGCACCAAGGAGCCATCCCTGCACGATCATCGGCGGGGATCGCTTCGCCGCCATCAGCGGCCTTTCCTGTGCGCAGATCGTACACCTTGCCATTGCGCGCGACGTGCCATGAGCGCGGGTGCTTCTTCCCGCTATGGCGCCATCTGATCTGCTCTATCCCAGCCTCTGCCTGCCTCTCTCGGTCGAGGGTGGCGGATAACTTGCTGTTCTGATCAGCGGCTATCCTCACCGCACGCGCGCGGCTGCCGCCAACCGCCTCGTGTATTTCCTTCGCCACCTCGCGAACGGGTGTCCGGCTTTGGTAGCCCCGGAACACCGCGTCGGAAATCTTCGCCTGCGTCACGTCCGAAACATTGCGGACGAGGGCGACATTGCGCGCCAGCCATGTGGAGAGCGCTTCCTCGACGGGCTGAGCGGTCAGGATCGTGGTGAGGTCAACACCTGTCCCGGCCTTGACAGCAGCAGCCCATTTCGAGCGGTGGACAGTTTCCGCGCGGACAGCCCAGCGCCGCAGCGCCGGGGTAATGACCGTCACGAGCCGCGTCATGAACTCGCTGGCAGTCTGGTCGATCGCGGCCTGCATCTGGTCGGCGGTATCGTGGATCAGCGCGTCGGCGGTGGGGAGGGGTGGCGGATCGTAACCCGCGAGGATGGCGTCAAGGTTCTCAGCCCAGATCGTCGCGGCCTGCGCAATGATGGCGGCAAGGTCCGTCGCCTGCGCCTTTGTCGGCTCTATCGCGAGTAGGGTTATGTCGCGCCTTTTACCGGAGGCGCGGACGATGGCGGGAAGGTCGAAGGCCATTATCCTGTCGGACGAGATGCCGACTGCGCATCATTGGCACGGCGGGCGGGCGAGCCACTTCCAGACTGCCCGCCGCTACCGGCAGATACGGACTGACCACCTCCTTTCGCTGTTTCGACAGGAATAATATCAAGATCGTCGTCATCGCCCGGCAAACCATCGCCAGCGGCCTCCGCTTCCTTCAGCGCATCTTCGAGGCCCGGCCAGCGCTGGCTTTCGATCAGGCGGTTTTGCACAGCCTTCGCCAGCGCTGGCTCCGGGATAACGCCAGCATTCACCAGCGTGACGACAGTCGTCGCCTCCTTTGCCTCAATTTCAGCCTGCCGCGCTTCATCCATCGCCTGCGCGGGAGAGAACGACCAAACTAAATCAGCCGGGACGCCAGCCGATTGCAGCATGACCGCATCCAGCTTTTCGAGCGCGGGTCGCAAACCCGCCTCCTGCTTCGCGCTGATGCCCTGAAAATAATTCGCGAGGTCGCTTTCGCCGGTGCTGTTCTGACCGTCGGGCGATTTACCCAACAGCCGGGTCGCCGGAATGTCAGCCGCGCCTGCGACGATCGACAGATAGGTCTTGATGACCTCCGGCATGCCAGCCCAATTGATCTGGCGTGTTTCCCACGTCTCGCCTTCGCCAAGCGCGAGCATCCGATGGATGGACTTACCCGTCGCGGCGGCCTGTAGCGCGGCCATGAACTGCTCTTGCCCGCCCGGTCGCGCCAGCATTTCGTACATGCCGGGCATCGTCAGAACATCGACCTTCGCCTCATCGATCAGCGCCGCGAAACCCCCGGTCGCGGTGGTCGCGTCCTTCACGGCCTCATCCACGACCTGCACGACGCTATCGCCCCAAAAACGATCTTCCCATGAAGTCGAATAGAGGCCGGGAACCATTTGCCCCTTGAAGATCACGAGCCGGGAAGGGTGGATGATCGGCTGCGCATGTGTGTTGACGCGGAAAACGGTCGGCTCGCCAAAAGTCGGGCTGAGCAGGTCATCATCCATCTGGCCCAGCACGATTTGCGTGCGATAGAGCGGAACGAGACTTTCGATCATCCCCGGCGCGATCTTCGCGGGGAGGGGCTTGTCAGGCGCGAAGTCCGCCAGGTTGATGAATAGCGCACCGCCGCCCAAGCGTCCGAATGTCAGGGCCGTTCGTACAGCGTGCCAGAATTTGAGGCGCTTTTCCTCAGCCTCAATCTTCGTGATTTCTTCCTTCGTCGCGGTCCAGTCACGGCCCGCGCGTGTCATGTCCTCGGCTGGGACATCCACGATCTTGCGGATGAGCCACGATGACCGATAGGCCGCCTCGATCTGTTCGGGTCGCATCGTCTGGTTGAGCCAGAAGCTATGCGTCGTGCGGTCAACAGATGTTCCGCGTCCGGTCAGGAAATTGGCAAGCGCGCCGTCCACGAGCGGGATAGGCCGTTGCGCCGGGACGATCGACTGACCGTCGAACACGAAACCGGGCTTTGGGCGAACGTTGCGGATGCGGGCGGACATGCGCAGAGCGTGCGGGTGGGGGTGGCGGATTGCTACGGACGGCAGGGGTTAGAGGACGTCGAAGCGGGTGAGTCTAGAGTTCAGCATCAACTCGGTGAGCGCCCACACCAGAGCGTCAGCACGGTCGGGGCTGCTATCCCCGATGTATCCCGACGCGGTGAAGTTGCACATCTGGTCCTCCAGATCGGGAAACACCCCGACATGAGAAACCTTCTCCTGCTCGTACAGAGCGGAAATAGGCTCCGCGCGGATGTGCTTGCCGCGCGAGGCGGAAACCTCCTTGAACGCCGCCCTCCTGTCCGCTGTGGCGACCGTGAAACGCACCATGTCGCCGCCGAAATTACGCTCCCCGACGATCCGATCCGCGCCCCATTTGTCGTAAAGCTCGACCGCGCGGCGGCCCCAGCCTTCCGGCGATAGCTGGCAGGTCCCGTCCTCCAGCACATAGCCGCGCCCGTCCTCGCCAAGACCGGCGACGACGATACCTATATCATCGCCGCCGCCATCGCCCTTGGTGCCTGAAGGATCCACCGCGACGACGATCCGGCGCATTTTAGGATGCTCGGCAACGCGGGTGCTGTCGATGCCGGGTATCCGTTTCCCATCGGGGGCGGTGCGATCCTCCAGCGCCCACAGCGCGCCGTTGACTTCGCTGGCCCATTCGCCCGCCTCGAACCGCAGGCGCTTTGCGGCTGACATGGACGCCAGCACGTCGAAATATTCGGCGGGCAAGTTTTCAGCATTGTCGGAAGGGTTGACCTTCATCTCCGCGTAGTCGTCGGGGTTCGGGAGCGCTTCCTTCGTGCCGGGTTTCAACTTCGCCCGGAAAAGCTGATAGGACCAATGCAGCTTCGAAGGCGGATTGCAGTCGAAATACGCCTTCAACGCGAGGTGGGTTTTTCCGGTCGCAGCGGCGATCTCCGGCGCCAGATCGCACTTTTGCGCGAGGCGCGACATGGCCGTCTCGACGCTGCCCCAAGGAATCTGGCTGCTCTCGTTGAAATAGAGGGTCGCATATTCCTGACCAAGTATCTTCTCGACCCGCTCCTTGTCGTCCAGCCCGGCAATCCAGATTTGCGAGCCGTTCGGCAGTTCGATGTAGAAATCCGTTTTGTCGAAACGAACGCGCAGGGTAGGGAAGCAAAGCTTCAGCACTTTCGGCAGCGTATCAGCCCAAACCGATGTCTTGGCGTGGTTGAAGCGAAACCGGAAGATCACATGCCGCGAATTCGGCGCGTTTATCGCTCGCTGGATGATCGCTCGGCACAGGATGAAGGTTTTGCCGGAACGCGATCCGCCACGCAGCATGATGTTGCGGGCCGCGCTGGCGAGAAGCTTGTTCGCGAGCTTTTGGCGCGCGGTTAGCTTTGCAATCGGGGGGCCGCAGTTGTGGCCTATGGAGGCGGGAGCATTCACGGCCGCTCGTTAACTCGCGAGCGATATTGCTTACCGAGGGCAGCCACCCCGGCGACGATGTCGCGCTTGAACGGATGCTCTGGCGTCACCTTAAGCCAGAGCCACCATGCCGCCACCGATAGCTGCCACCTGAGCCACGTCACAGCACCGCATCCTCATCCAATATGTTCAGCACCATGACACCGGACTGCTCGATCTTGTCCTTGAACGCCTGCACATCGACATGCTTGCCCGCCAGTTCGAGGCGCTTCACCCGGTCGGAAAGCTTCACCTTCCGAACGATTGCGATGACCTTGCCATCGTCGTCGCGCTCTTCGTCTGTCTCCACGCCAGCGATCAGGCCTTGTCTCCAGATCAGCGGCCATTCGTGGACGGGCTTCAGAGCACCTTGTTCGTCGTACAGGTCGGCAAGGTCAGCGGTCAGTTCATGACCAAGGCGAGCGAGGACCCATGCAGCATCGATTCCGGTCTTTTCGGACCTCGCCTGCTTTGCCTCTGTAACGGCCTTCTGGATGTCAGCATTCCTCAACAGGCGCTCGCCCTGCGACGATGCAGTCTTTGCGCTGTAGCCTGCCCGTATGGCGGCCTGAGTGGCATTGAGGTCAATGAGATATTCCTCAACAAATCTCTGCTGCTTCGGAGTCATCCCTTCATCCTCCGATCCATCTTCCCAAACCTCTTGCTGAAAACCGTCACCACGACCCCATCCCGGACAAGCATCCTTTCACCATTGCGGCCGATCACGACCGGGCAACCGAACTCCTGAGCAGTCGCAAGCGCGGGCGATTGCATTTCCTCGCGGATCTTGGCGATATCGACGCCCTTCACGCGCTCAAGCCAGCGCACAATCGCGTGGTCAGTTATTTCCACCATCACCCATCCTCCGCTTCAAAAGATACGCCCGCCGCTTCGCCTTCAACTCACGCTCACCGCCCGCCATTACAATCCATTTGCGCACAAGGTCATTCCTCGCGCCATAGATGCGCTCGATCCGTCGCCATCCGCCCTCCATGAAATGCTGGACAAATCCGTCCGGTACAGGTGGCACAAGGCGAGAAGGAGGGCGCTTCCATGTCACAGGTCTACCTCGCCTCCATTTGCTTCGGTCGCGGCCTCGATGAACTCGATACGGATATGGCGAGGCGCGCGGTTATATGCGTGCTGCAACGACATGAGCGCATGCTGTTCGTAATCTGCCTGCGTCATCGTCTGCACCAGCCCGCTTTCCACTTTGCGGCTGATCGCCTGCTTTCTCATGTCGTCGTCGGACCAATGCTCGCGCTTGGCCTTCGAGAGTAGCTCCATCTGTTCAGGGCGGGGCAGATCGGCAACATGCGCATGGTGCTCGATCGACAGCGTTTCGTCGCGGACATGGCGCGGAAAGGCCGCCGCCGCCTTGGCGATATCCTTCAGCCGCTTGGGAGCGATACAGAGTCTTTCGGAGAGGAAATCGAAACCGGCCTGAGTAAGGAAGCCTTTTTCCTGACCCTCACCCATCCAGTCGGCGATTTCCCAGTCCACATTACGGCGCTTGGCGGCGAGCGTGCGGCCAGTCTCAACCCAGTCGGAGAACCCGGCGGGCGGCTCTGGCGCTACCGTGATGGCGATCTCACCCATTCCCCACCTCCATCGCGAGGGTGGGTAGAGCGCACAGGGGAGAGGTGGGGGCTATTGTTCCAATCTCCTCACGCGCGCGCGTATACGGTGGTTTTTCTATCCTCATATTTCTTTTCTCTTTAGAAAGAAGGTAGGAACAAAGGGGGTGAAAGGCGCAGAAAAGCTGGTGTTCCAACCTTGTTCCGACCTCCGTTTTTCGGTTGGAACAGGGTCGGAACAGAGTAGGTGGGAACGGCTTTCCTTGTAATTTAATTGCGCGTGTTCCAACCTGAGGTTGGAACAAACCTAGGTAGGAACACAGGTAGGAACGAGGTTGGATCATGGCCGTCTCCATAGCCATATCGGCCTGCTCTCAGGCCCTGCTCGAACCTTGATCTTGCTGAACCCGATCTCCTTAAGAGCAGCGGCCGCACGCATCTGCGCTCGCCTGTCCTTGCGTTCGTGTGGTATCCCAAGCTCGGTAAGAGCCTCATTGGTCGTGACCTCACCCCGGCCACATAGTTTGTCCTCAAGGATCGGCGCCCATGCATCCCCCTCTTGCCGGTCTGCCGTCTCGACCTCGGCTAGATGGTTCTCATCGCCCTCAAGCCACCAGCGAGCGCCATTACGATAGGCTTCCATCGCTTCTGCCCATAGCTGGTCACGTTTCTCGCGGATGCCGTCCAGATCGATCGCGGTGCAGGGGACAGGCCAGTATCGCCGGTTGCCGGTGCTGTCGGAAAGATAGCCGACCTCATCCGGGTTGATCGTGCCGAAGAATATGCAGCGGCGCGGGTGGGTGCTGGCGGATTTCGCATAGGGCAGCACCACGCGGTCGGAGCGCATGGAGATGAGGCCCTTGACGCCGTTCTGCTCCTTGCGGACGACAGCGACGAACTCCGCCAGCTCGACGCACCATGCGCCCATCATCTGCATGACCATCTTGTTGTGCTGGTCGAACAGCGAGACGGACTCGGCTGTATAATCCTCACCGAACAGCGCGGCGATCGCGCTGGACTTGCGAAGCCCCTGCGGCCCTTCCAGCACCATGATGGTGTCTACCTTGCAACCCGGCTGCATCGCCCTCGCGACGGCGCTGATGAGAACCTTAGGCCCCACCATGCGGACGAAAGGCGTGTCCGGCGCGCCGAGAAGGATTTGTAGCCAGCGATCAAGGCGATGGGTGCCGTCCCATTTCAGGCCTCGCAGATAGTCGGTAACTGGATTATAGCTGTTCTCCCGGCAAACCCGATCGATCGCCGGGCGTACGTCGCGATCCTGCGGCTGATAGTTAGCACGCTCGATAATGAGGCGAATGTCGACGACATCCGGGTCTTCGATCGGCTTACCCTGCCACTCGCATTGCTGCGTCATCTCGTTGAAGCGCAGATTGGAGCCAAGACCTTGAAGGCCGCGCAGATGGGCAATGGTGTTCGTCAGGTTCCGCTTTGGCCCCTTATCCCCCATCTGGAGGTTATGCCTCCAGGCGTTCAGATCTATGATGTCGGCCATCATGCCACCCTCCCGATATTCTGCGGCTGATGGACCCGGCTTGTTCGGCTCTGGTCATAGATTGCAAATTGCAGCTTACGCGCTTCTATGCCTTTGCCTGCTTCGATGACGGCGCCACGAGGCCAGCGAACGCCCGCGGCATCACCGATCAACAGCGCCGAAGGCGGGTGGCCCGTCCAGATCGGCGTGATATTGGCGATCTTCTGCGCGTTGAACTTGGAATAAAGCCACTCGACCCGCGCCGTCGCAAATTCCCGTGCCCATGTCTTGGCGCAGGCGTGGACGGTGAAGTGATCGGTTTCCATCGGGAGAAAAAGGAGGCTGGAGGCATCGCCATAGACCGAGGCGTTGCCGGTCGCGGGATCGAGTAGGATCAGGTCGTCCGGCTCATAATCCGGGTTGTGGTTCATCGGCTCCGGGGCCGGGAGAGCGATGGCGAGCAGCCATTTTTCGCCGTCATGGTAGGGAGCCATGCCGGAGACGGCGATATCGATATTCTGGCTCTCCGGGTTGACGCCAAGCGCGCGCGCTTTCCAGCGAATGACTTTCCGCGTGTCCCGCGTCAGCTCGTTGAGCTTGGCGCTGCGCCAGATGGAGGAAGGGGAGACCTCCTCGGTCATCCTGTGCAGCGCCGCCATGCTGTTGCGCCAGATGCGCAGGACAGCAAGCGCGTCACGGCCCTCGATCTGGTCAAGGGTCAACGCGGCGATATCCTTCGCGGCAGCCGCTAGCTGCCCCAGGATAGCCCCGCAAGCGCTGCGGTGTGCATCGTCAGCAAAGAGATAATCGCGCTGCCTCATGCCAAGCCCTCCAGCGCGAGAGCGTTCATCACGTCATCGACCGAGCGCGCGAGAATGTAGAGGCCGCCTGCCTTTTTGACAGCCGCGGCGAAATTGGCTTGGTTCTGGCGTTGACGATCCCTGCCCACCTTGACCTCGATCCCGACGAACCGGCCCTTTATGACCGCGATGATGTCGGACGAGCCGGATAGGCCGAAGCGGACAAGGCGCCCGGTCTGATCCTTGAGCGCGCCGGTCTGGTTCGGCCAAGCCATGCCAAACGGGGACACGGCAAGCAGGATTTGCCGGACAAGGTCTGAGTGCTTCACGCCCATGCCCTCCCGCCGCTGTAGGACTGGCGAACGCGCAGAATATTATCGACCCATCCGGGCTTGTAACCACGCTGGCTTGCGATCTTTTCCAGTTCCTCGCGAGTGCGGGCGTTGCTCACCTCTGCCTTTTTCTGGCGACGGATCGCCTCCTGATCGACCTCCTGCAACTCGCCGTCGCGGGTTTCGATCTCGCGTACGGCAGCGACATAGGCATGACCGCACTGCGGACAGGCGGGCGCAGGGCGATGGATGTGGAAACAGGAGGGACAGGACTTGATGGCGATGGTCGATTTCTCGCCTGCTCTGCGTTTTGCCCTATCTTCAAGGCTCCACTCCCGGTCATCGTCCGGCAGGCCATGGATCAGGCTGTTGCCCGCATGATCGAGAATGATGGCCTCGGTCTTACCCGGCGCAGGGCGAAGTGCGCGTCCAACCTGCTGGAGATGGAGAGAAAGGGATTTCGTGGGCCGGAGAAGGATGGCGGCCTCGATCGCCGGGACGTCGAAGCCTTCCCCGAAAAGCTCGCAGTTCGACAGGACTAGAGTCTCGCCCGCAATAAAGCGCTGGATCGCGGCATCGCGACTGGCGCTATCCATCGTGCCATCGACATGCTCGGCTGGTACGCCATTGGCGCGGAACTGATCGACGATATGGCGGCTATGCTCGATATTGACCGCGAACGCGACCGCGCGTTTGCCAGCGCATAGCTTGCGATAATGCTGAACCGCGTCGCCGGTGATCGACGGCCGATCCATCAACGAGGCAAGGTCATCCTTTTTGTAATCCCCAGCCTGCATCTTGATCGCGCTGGCATCGACCTGCGTCGGCGCGAACAGGCGATAGCGCGAGAGCGACCCGTTCTCGATGAGGTCGGAGACGGATGGACCGTTGACCATCGCGCCGAACCAGCGCCCAAGGCCCTTGCCATCGAGCCGCCATGGTGTCGCTGTCAAACCGACGATCCTGGCGTCAGGAAAGGCGTTGAAGATTCTTTCCCATTGCGCCGCGCCGAGATGATGACATTCGTCGAAGATAATGAGGTCGGGCGGTGCCAGCCTGTCAAGGCGGCGGGCGACCGTCTGAACGGAACCGATTTGCGCCAGCTTGTGCGGATCGCTGCTGTGGCCGCCTGCGATGATGCCATGCGGGATGCCAACCGCCGAAAAGGTGCGGCTCGTCTGCGCGATAAGCTCGCGGCGATGAGAGAGCCACCAGCACACTTTGCCGCGTCTGCTGCTGCCGCCGATCATATGTGAGCCGGAAACGGTCTTGCCGCCGCCGGTCGGAAGCTGGATGAGAACGGCGCGTTTGCCGGTCTTGAATGCTGTGCGGGCGCCATCGAGAAGGGCAGTCTGATAAGGGCGAAGCTCCATCATAGGCCGCGCACCCAGTCCCGGACCTCGCCGGGCGTCGCGCCGACATAAGCGGCTGCATTGCGGACCAGCGCCTCATGATGCACGGGCGCGCCTGTCTGCTCGGCAAGCTCACGGTCGCGCCGGTATTTGTTAAGCGCGGTCTGGCGCTGCCATTGGGTGTGATCGTTCACTCACACACCTCCCACCGATGGCCGCCATGCTCACCGCGCTTGCGGATGAACCCGCGCTCCTCCAAAGCCCTCAGGCGGCGCTGAATGCTGTTGACCGACCGCGTACCCTGATGGTCCATCATCTCGTGGATCAGCGGCGCGCGCCCGGATTTCGCCCAGGTCGAGCGGATGAACTCCAGCAATTCGAACTGGCGAGGGGTGAGGCCCATCATCACGCCGCCTGCCTTCCCATGGCCGCGCAAAGCTCATCGAACCGGGCGGCGCATATCTCAGGGTCGGTGCCGACCAGATGTCCGGCCTGCTCGAAATCGAGTTCGTTGGCGACCGCTTCCATGAGGATATCATCTCGCGCGGATGTCCATTCGAATGAGACGATCTTGTGCCGCGTTCGGTACTTGGCGGGCGCCGTAATTGTCCCGCGAGTCCGCTTACCCGTCGCGGAAATAGTCACGATGCGTTCGGTGCGCCCGCGCTCTACGGCGATCATGCCGCTGGATTCGAGGAAGGCGATGATATTCGCGCCAGCCGAAGGCGAAGCGGCGCCAATCGCCGTTGCAATCACGCTGTTCCCCGGACACACATCATTGCGATCCGCCGCCCTGCGCAGCATGCGCATGACAACCTTGGCCCTCTCGTGAAGCGGCAGGATTTCGCGGGTCGCCATTACGCCGCCTTCCGCGACACGAACCGCCCACGAGCATCGCGCTCCGGCAGAGAAGCGCGCAGTTCCACGTTCTCCTCCACCAGTTCGG